GATCCGTCAGTCCTTTCAGATACAGCGTCTCTTAGAGCGTGATGCTCGTGGCGGCACTCGTTATACTGAGCAATTGACTGCTCATTTTGGTGTTACTTCTCCGGATTCGCGTTTGCAGCGTCCTGAGTATCTTGGTGGCGGGTCTACTCCGCTGAATGTTAATCCTATTGCCCAGACCGGTGGGACTTCTGCTTCTGGTACTACTACGCCTTTAGGCCAGCTTGCCGCTATGGCGACTATTTTGGCTAAGGGTCATGGTTTTACTCAGTCTTTTGTTGAGCATGGTATTGTTATTGGTCTTGTTTCTATTCGTGCTGATCTTACTTATCAGCAGGGTATCCGAAAGTTTTGGAATCGTCTTACTAAGTATGATTACTATTGGCCTGTTTTTGCTAATTTGGGAGAGCAGACTATTTTGAATCGTGAGATTTATTGTAAGGGTGATGGCGACCCTAATGATTCGGCTGTTTTTGGTTATCAAGAGCGGTGGGCGGAGTATCGCTATAATCCCTCTATGATTACCGGTCTTTTTCGCAGCACTGCTGCTACTACTCTTGATGCCTGGCATCTTGCGCAGAAATTTACTGCGCTTCCTACTCTGAATACTACGTTTATTCAGGATACGCCGCCTGTGGCGCGCGTCGTTGCGGTGCCTTCGCAGCCGCAATTTATTTTCGATTGTCATTGCACTAATCGTGTTGCTCGTCCGTTGCCGATGTATTCGGTTCCCGGTCTTATTGATCATTTTTAAGGGGCTTTTATGTTTGGTTGGGATGATGTTCTTGCTGCGGCTCCGGCCGCGGTTTCCTTGTTTAATGGGGTTATGGGTGCGAATTCCCAGTCGGATACCAATGCTGCTAATCAGGCTAATGCTCGTGAGCAGATGGACTTTCAAGAGCGTATGTCTAGTTCGGCTCATCAGCGTGAGGTTTCCGATTTGATTAAGGCGGGTCTTAATCCTATTTTGTCTGTTTCTAGGGGGGCTTCTAGCCCTTCTGGCGCTATGTCTGTTGCGCAGTCGCCTTATCAGGCGGGTATTAATGCTGCGTCCGGCGCTTCTAGTACTGCTCTTAATTATGCTCATTCTGCTTTGTCTAATCAGCAGAAAGCTACTGAGGTGGAGCATACTGCTCAGCAGAAGGTTGAGACTGAGCAAGCTGGTTGGATTCATGCGAATATTGACAAGGTTATGACTGCGAAGCTTGCGCAGATGGTGGATTCTTCGGAGCTTACTAATTTGCAGGCTCAGGCTGCCCGTGCGGCTTTGCCGAAGATTCAGATTGAGATTGAGAATTTAGCTAAGGCTGGTAAGTTATTGGATGCTGATACTGCTTTGGCTAATATCCAGGCCACGTTGCATAAGCTTCAGGTTCCTGAGGCTAATTCTTTTGCGACGTTTTTTTCTTCTGCTATTGGTAAGGCTGTGCCTTACGTTCGTGAGGCTTCTGGTGTTGTCTCTAGTGCGGCTAAGGCTACTGCCGCTGGTGCTGTTGTTAATCGTTTACGTCGTTAACGGAGGTTTTTATGAAGATTATTGTGCGTGGTGCGTTTAATTATGATTATGATGATGTTTCTACTGCTACTGGTTTGCGTTGCGTCGATGAGACGTTGACTGTTCAGGCTGATAAGGAGGAGTGTGATATTAATACTCTTGTTAAGCGTTTTGGCTTAACTGGTGAGTTGCCTACGAATCTTCGTGTGCCTGTTAATGCTGATTTTGTTGCTGCCCTTGATTTTAAGGATGCGATGAACGTTATTCGTGAGTCTGAAGTGGCTTTCATGGGGATGCCCGCGGATGTGCGGTCTCGTTTTAACCATGATGCTGGCAAGTTTGTTGATTTTGCTTCTGATCCGGCTAATATTGCTGAGATGCGTAAGCTAGGTTTAGCCGTTCCTGAGGCGGTTCCCGCCGCTGCGCCTGAGCCTATGCTTGTGCGCGTTGTGCCTGAGCCTGTGGCGAGTTGACCAATTCTTCCCTTGTTGTAATTGGTCTAGGTGACAGGGTTATTCCCTGTTGCCTTTTTTTTTCATTATTGTTATAATGATTCTTCCATCAATTTTGATGGTTTTTATGGGGGTTTTATGCCTGATGTTAAGTTTAGTACTATTCAGTGTATGTGGATTGGCAGATCGATTTTGTTGCAGATTGCTTCGCTCAAGCGTAGTATCGCTAAAGAGCCTGCTGGCTCTGAACTTTCTGTTCTTCGTAATCGTGAGATTGGTGTTCTTAACTCTATTCTTGATGTGGTGCGGCTATGATGCTTATCGTCTGCGCTGTTCGGGATTCGGCTATTAATGCCTTTATGCGTCCCTTTTATGTGCCTGCTGTTGGTGCTGCTGTTCGGAGTTTTAACGATGAAGTGAATCGTAAGGATTCTGAGCTCGGTGCGCATGCTTCCGATTATGAGTTGTTCGAGCTCGGCGAGTTTGACGAGGAGACTGGTAAGTTTTCGATGTTGTCTGAGCCAAGGTCTCTGGCGAGGGCTAAGGATTTTATTTCTTTGCAGTGAGGTTTTCATGAGTCCTTCTAGGCGACATGGTGTGAATAAGCAGAAATCTGCTAAGCAGTTTCGCGGTAATTCTCGCAAGACTAAAGCCGCTAATATGCATGGCGGTCTTGCTCGTGGTGGCTGGCGCCTGTAGGTGCCATGCTATCATCCCCTTGGGGCGTTCCAGACTCGGTCTGGTTCGCCCCTTCTATTTTCTCCGGTGCCAGGTGCGCGTAAGATCGCGCTGCCGTGTGGCCGGTGCATCGGTTGCCGCTTGGACTATTCTAGACAGTGGGCAGTCCGTTGCATGCATGAGGCCCAGTTGCATGAGCACTCGTGCTTCCTTACGCTTACCTATGATGAGCCGCATTTACCTGCCGGTCTCTCTTTGGATCACAGACATTTTCAATTGTTTATGAAGCGTTTTCGTGAGCATGCCCTCCCGGCTAAAATTCGTTTTTATATGTGTGGGGAGTATGGCGACATTAATGGTCGTCCGCATTATCATGCGCTCGTGTTTGGTCATTTCCCTGTAGACAGGGTTTTTTTTCGCACTAGTGGTGCTGGTTCTAAGTGTTATACATCCAAGTCGCTTGATGCGCTTTGGGGTTATGGTTCTGTTTTTGTCGGTGACGTTACTTTTGAATCCGCTGCTTATGTTGCGCGGTATGTTGTTAAGAAAGTTGGTTCTGACGGTGCTATGCGTGAGATTTTTAATGTTGAGACTGGTGAGATTTTTCGCCGTTCTCATGAGTATGGGCGTATGTCTTTAAAGCCCGGTATTGGTGCTAATTGGTTTACCAAGTTTGCTTCTGATGTTTTTCCTCATGATCGAGTTGTTGCTCGTGGCGTTAAGTGTGCTGTTCCTAAGTATTATGATAAGTTGCTTGCCGTCTCTAGTCCGTTGTATTTGGCAGCTATTAAGGCTGCCCGTGTTGACAAGGCTGATATTGCCTATAGCCGTCTTTTGGATGATGCCCCTGCTGGTATGCGTTTTACTGATTTACAGCGTTTGTCTGTTCATGAGCAAGTTAAGCTTGCCTCTATTCGTTCTTTAACTAGGAGCTAATTATGTTTCGTAATAAGAGTGTTGATGTTCATCAGTTTGCGATGATTCCGCGTGCGGATATTCCGCGTTCTTCGTTTGATATTGAGTTTATGCATAAGACCACTATGGATAGTGGTTATTTGGTTCCTTTTTATGTTGATGAAGTTCTTCCCGGAGATACTTTTCGTTTTAATGCGACGATGTTCGCTCGTATGGCTACGCCTATTTATCCGATCATGGATAACATGTATTTGGATTCTTTTTTCTTCTTTGTTCCCAATCGTCTTGTATGGACTAATTGGGTCAAGATGATGGGTCAGCAGGATAGTCCTGGTGATTCCATATCTTATTCGACTCCTCAGATGGTTTCTGCCGCTTCTGGTTATGCTATTGGTTCGCTCCAAGATTATTTTGGGCTTCCTACTCTTGGTCAGGTCACTGCGGCTATGACTGTTTCTCATTCTGCGCTGCCTTTGCGCGCTTATAATTTAATTTATAATGAGTGGTTTCGTGATGAGAATTTGCAAAATTCTGTTATTGTTGATAAGGGCGATGCTGCCTCTGTCTACACTAATTATTCTTTGCTTCGTCGTGGTAAACGACGTGATTATTTTACTAGTGCTTTGCCTTTTGCTCAAAAGGGTACTGCTGTAACGCTTCCTCTTGGTACTTCTGCCCCTATTCTTGGTATTGGTACTGATGGACGTAATGTTG